GGTCTTAAACCTCTAAGAGTGACAGTATTATTAGATAAATCAAAAGTATCACTTGTAATCGTTCCAATTCCACCAGTAGCATAATTAACTGAATATCTTTCCTGATCAAAGTTTACATATGCTGCACTACTTATTCCTGAAGCAGAAAGATCAAACGTCAATACACCAGAAGAATCTGTTGATCTTCCTTTTAATTGTTCTGAAACTATTAAATTAGAATTTAATAGATTTACGGAAGAAATATTAGAATCTGGCAATTCAGAAAATAATCCTCCAAATTCATTAATAATTGGACCTACAGCAGATGGAGTAACTAATGTTTCATCACCCTGAGGACGGCTAGATGAAGTATTAAATGAACTTAATATTTTACCATCATAAACACCAGTAACAGCAATACCAGCACCTGAACCTATTGGACTTAATTCTATTGATAAACCATCTGCTGCAACACTACTAACTCTATTATATGTGTCTGTAGTAAATCCAGGTCTTTGATAAGAAATAATAGTATCTGTTCTTATTCCTGTAAATAATCTTCCACCAGCAGTTACAGTCGCAACACCACTAATTATAGGTGGCATTGTTATTTGATTAATTCCACCAGGCATTCGGAATTTTGTACATACCGTATCAGCAGAAAATCCTACTTCAAATCCAGTACTAGCACCCTGAGTTATTGCTTTAATATTCTGAGTTCCATATTCAATAAAACTAGCAATTGTTCTTGCGGAATCTATTCCATTAATAGTTATTTGCTCACCTTTAGCAAACTTACCAGAAACTTGTCTTAAAGTAACAACTGTACCATTATTACCAGCATAGGCAGCATAACCACTAGCACCACTACTTTTACCTTTAACATATGCAGTACTTGGAAGATCAGTAGCATCTACACTCTG